CATTGTGTAGCGTTTATTATCAACTTTTGAAACGCTCACATTAGTTGATGCAGTACCAAAAGTATATGGTTCTAACGATAGATTATATAATACCATTCCAAGTGCTGGTGTTATTGGTTCTCCAGGAACAGTAGATGGAACGCCTTGTATATCAACTAATTTACCAGTTGGCTCTAAAATAATTTTATCTTTTCTAGCAAGATAGTAACTGTAATCTGCTTTGACATATTCACCACGTTTTGGTATAGAAGTCATAGAAGAGCCTGTGCTAGTAAAGTTCTTCACTCCACTACCAGTTGTTTTATTAGCAACTCTTGGTCTAAAATCAATAGAGTCTCGTAGATTGGCAGGAATCTGTTTGTAATCAATACCACTATAAGAGTTAACATCAAAATAGTCACCAGCACCATGTTCAAAGTATTCATATACAACTTGAACTGGATTAGATGGTTGAGTATAAGATGGTAGTAAATTTAATTTACCATAATCATAATGTGTCAAACGCTGACCATTATCGAAAGAATATCTCTCTGAAATATCTTGAGTATAAGATCCTGGAGTGCTATCAAAGGCAGTTCCTGGAGCCATCTTAATGCTTATGATTCTGAATATATCTGCTTTATCTAGAACGATTGATGCTTGTTGAGCAGCAGTAGCACTAATGAATGTTTCAGTGACTTGTGTTAGTGTTTTTGATTTTTCGAAACCAGATCCAGAACGAATAACTGCAGCAATTACAGTATATGTTCCAGATGTCGGAACAGTGATACTTACGTTAGAAGTACCAGTACCACTAATATTAGATGCTGTGATGTTCACAACAGATCCATCAGAATCTTTAACTACAAGATAACTATCATTATCTGCAGCAGAAGCAAAATTACCTGATGTATTTAATGCAAGAGTAGTAGTAGCAGTATTTACACTATTAAACTTAACATAAGCTGTATAGTTTAAATTGTTAACTCCACTATTGCCAGATGTTCTCATAGAACGAACAGAACTATATGCAAGAGGGAACACTAAATTATTTGCTATGGCTTCTTGTAGAACAGTTGTTACTAGTTGATATTTTACACCAGTCACTGATGATATTGAGCTATCAACTGTTAAAGAATTTTGAGAAGTAATGGCTGAGATTCTTCTATACAGAGAATCGTTAATAAGGATGTAATCACCAACTTTTAAATCTGTTAGGAAAGAAGTCCCAACACCAGTTACAGTATTAGTTGCAACTGCAGTAACTGAACCAGTTAAATTAACTAATGCTGGTTGTATGTCGGCTGAGAAAGAAGTCCCAACACCACTGCCAACAGTATAGAAAGACTTAGCATTTCTGTTGAAATCAAATCCAGATTTCATCTGGATATCCCATAGACCTAATTTATATTGTGAAGTAGATCCATAAGGAAGAATATTGTGCCACTCAATAAAACGAGCACGGGCAGTTCCGATTAATTGTGCATTAGAAACTGCTGACGCATTACCTCGATTAGAAGATCCAGTGATACCGTCATAGATATTAACTAACGTACCTGTATCGATAGTTGGTACATAATTTAAGTTAGTTACAATAACATAATTTCCAACAACTGGAGTTATTACAGAATCGATCGCTTGATCATAATCTCTAGCCTTTGGTACTGTTATGTATGCAGTAGCAGGATTTTCAAGTTCTGCTCCAGAAACATATGCTCTTCCAGCATCAATACCGATAGCAAGATCACCTTCATTACCAGTTAATTTTATACCACGATTGTATACTGGATTTTCATCATATTGCCAGTTAACACCGCTATTACCTGCACCATCATATGCTGAGCCAGAATTATGAGTTGGAGGAGTAGTTACTGAAGATGCACTATTTTTAGCAGTATATGTATAACCACCATATGTAACAATATCATTAATTAGATATGCACTATTTTGAGCCCATGCTCCACGATTATTATTACGTGATTCACGAACATCTACAGACCATCCATTAACAGTGTAATCACCATTAGTATCGAATGTTCTTCTTTCCATCTCATTTTGAATCTGAGTATAGATTATATTATATGCAGTTTCTTTAACAATGGTATTAACAACACCACCAGTTACACGAATCAATTCTACGAAGTTCTGATCATCAGTTGACTCCAAAGATCTTTTAGATAGTGTTAAATCAATAAAGTAACGATGAGCACCTGGAGCAGCAAAGTTATAACTATTCTGCGCATTATCTAAAAGAGTTTCATCATCTTCTGCAGTAGTGATATTTTCTGATACATTCAATCCAACACGATATGATGGAGAAGGGTCATATTTGTTTAGTGTAATTGCTTGTGTATCGCAAAGAACAAAATGTCCATTAATGTAATAGACACCTCTCTCAATTGTAGCCAAAGATCCTTTACCTGTAGCTGAACTTGCTTGTGCTTGAAAATAAAAACCAGTATCAGTATGAAGAACTTCATTACCAGCAAAAACTTTTTGCGTAGTATCAGTTGCAGAATTTAAATAGCGAACATAAAGAGTTGTTGGATCTGTATCTTCTGCTCGTTGTGCCTTGATAACCTGTGCTTTTAATCCACTTGAACCTGTGATAACTAAACCCTGCAAAGAATCAATAAATGTAGCAACGGCTACACCATTATACAATGCCTGTAGTTTAACATAATCAATACCTTTTGTAGTATTAGTAATAGTTTCAGCAGATACCTGTCCAGGTATAACCATGGCACCTTGTTTGAAAATATTATCGCCATGGCGAGTAATCTGATTCTGAAGGATTGTCTGGAGTTGTGTTAGTTCACGTGCCTGAACAGCAAAAGAAGGGCGAAACAAAATTCGATAGAATTTTTTTTCTTCATCGAAATCATCATTATACGGTTCGGTATTAAAATCTAGCATTCTTTTTCTTCTTTATGTTAGTTACTATTATTTATTAGAATTTTATAACAGTTCTCAAAGTAACAGTCTGGTCTGCTGTAGGAGTAAATGCTTGTTTATTATCAATAAACAAGATGTGTCCTGAGTATTTATCTGCCGTTGGAGTAGTTACACCAGCTGCACTAAATGTTTGTGCCACAGAATTTAGAAATACAGATCCAACAGCAGGAACAGCATTATCTATAGATTGGAGTAAACAAGAAGTTGTTGTTAGTGCAACAATTGTAAATCTTGGTCCAGTTAGAGTACCAAGTCTTACTTGCATATCTTGTGTAAAATATGTAGTGTTCATAGAAGCAGTTACAACATAGCATGCAGATGCTAGCGCACTTTTTAGGTTTCCATAAGAACCAAACTGTCTGGGGTTTTTAATTATACCAAGTTGTCTGAAGTCATTATTAACATCAAATCCTTGATTTTTATCTTTAGAAATATTAGTATAAAACATCAATGTATTGGCAAACATACCAGTAATTGGATCTTTACCATGGCCACCATATGGCGCACGAACTGCTCTAGCTGATGCTCCATATCCAGAACCTGTTATAGAAACATTTGCCCAACGATAACCAGTACCATAATCAACAACAATTAACTTTTTAACAGCCCCATTTACAACAGTAGCTGTTGCACTAGCCCCTGTACCATCACCAGTAACAGTAACAGTAGGAGCACCACCGTATCCAAAACCCCCAGAAATAACTGGGTAAGCCATAATACGACCATCAGGTGTCAACAATTCAGTATTCGCTTGAAGTGTATTAATATCACCTGGAGATAGATCTGCAGTTAGAGAAGCAAGAGTACCATTACCAGTAACAGTTAAGTTAGCATATGTATATCCAACACCACCATCGTCAATCTGCACACCATAAATCTGTCCATTGTTTAATATAGGAATTAGTTTGGCTTCAGATTTTATACCTGCAAAATAACCTGTTCCACCAGCCCCACCTGAAATCGGAGAGAACGATATAGATGGTAGTGTAGAATAACCAGCACCATATTTTAGAGTAGCAGTACCAGTTGCAGGAGAGCCAACATATGTTAATGTAGCAGTTCCATTAACAACTGCTCCAGAAGTGTGGCTCGGTGTAGTAGATGCATGGGATGTTCCTGCACCAGTCACAGTATATAATCTAGTTGAAAAATATACCTGTTGTCCAACAGTATATACAGTAGAATTTGTAAATAAAGTTCCAAATCTTACGGTTGGAACGCTAGTGAAATTAATTCCAGAATTGGTTATGTATACTCTTTGAACAGAAGTGCCATTCATAATTGATGAACCAACGAATCCAGTTCCACTTCCACCAATTAATGTTACAACTGGGGCAGATGTATATCCTGATCCAGAAGTTGCCATGGTAATATCATAAATGCTGCCATTAAGGGTAACACCAGTTATTACACCACCAGAAACTACTGGTGTACCAGTTACTCTTGA